AGAGATTGCTACTGAGTAATTGTCAAATAATTTAGTTGAAATATATCTCATGTTTTATCCGTTAATTAAATTTTGTAATTGATTAGAAGTAATAGATCCAGTATAACGTTTAATTTCTTTTCCGTTTTCTAGAATAACAATTGTTGGTACACTTTTAATTTTATATTCTTCAACACTAGAAACATCATAATCTATATTAATTTGATTTACTGGGATTGATTTTGTTGATACTAATTGTTCAACAATTTGGGTTACGCCTTTGCATGCTGAGCACCATCCGGCAGAGAAATAAAGTACTTTTTTCATTTTTATTTTTTATGGTTTGTTAATATTGGTTTTACATGCACTAATACTTCTTCCCAAGTGCGTGGGATAATTTCTCCGTTTGGAATTACTTCAGCATAACTAACAGGATCTTTACGACCTACATTTAAAAATGCTTCTATACGTTCTACTGATGATGCTGATTTGTAATCACTAAACCATTCTTCATATTGAAAACCTAGATTATCATAAACTAATAATTTAATTGGTTTATAAGATGTATTAGTACGTTTATATACTTCATTAAAATCTAGTCCTAATGTTTCACAACATGTTTCTCCATCTTTTAAAATACCTGCTTTATCTGTTTCCATATACGGAGCATAGAAATCTACTCTTTCTGAGTTCCAATTTCCTACTTTAAAAGCATTTAAATCTGCTTGTCTAAAGTTTTCTGTACAATCAGGATAGATAGCATGGTCACCACTATGGATTCCTAAAGCCATAACACAATTAGCTTCATTTTTATCAGCAATTGATAAAGCAACTGCTTGAATAATAGAACTAAATATTTTATTACGATTAGGTACTACTGTATCCTTCATGTTCTCTTGAGCGTAATGCCCTTCAGGTACTTCTGCTCCTCCTTCTACTAATGTAGAATTTAGTAATTGAGCTAAACCATCTAATTTAATAATTTGATGGGTAACTAGGAAGAAGTTATGATATACTCCTTCTCCATTATCTCCATCAATATATTTTTGTGAGGCTCCATTTACATAATCTACTAAATCAGAAGCACATTCAAGCTCTACTTTATGTTTTTGTCCATAATCAAATGATAAAGCTGTTACTTCATAACCATTTGATAGTAAATGGAGTAGTAAAGTGCTGCTATCCATTCCTCCTGAGAGGCTTAATACTGCGTATTTTTTCATATTTTATTTATTAAAATGGTAATTCGTCGTCTTGTGAAGTATTACTATAAGTTGCAGATTTGTTAAAATATCCATCTAAAAATTCAAGAGTATAAAGTAATACTTTTCCTTTGAATTTGGGATTCTCTACATCTCTTGTTTGAATCGGTTGAAGTGTTGTTTTGGCGGCTGTTGCTACTTCAGCTCCTAGTTTACTTCCAGCGGCATGACCTAAATAGTCATACAATGATAAAAATTTTGTTTCTTTTTTCATAACTTTGTTTTTTGTTTTTATTAAATATACTAATTGTTTTTATGTATTCCAAACTTTAAATCCATTTATTAACCTAAATAGTCTTGTATTTCTACTTAATAAATTTAAATTAATATCTTTTATATTCATATTAAAATTATCATTCATACATGACTTAGGTTTATTCATTAACCCATAACCTTCATATTCAATCCCATCTAATGTTGCCATAACTGGATTTGATGTATCTATTGATTTGATAAAAGGCATATCATTATACCACCCAAATTCTTGAGGTACTGAGCATCCTAATAAATGAATTGAATCTGATTTACTTATTATTTTATCTTTAAATAATTGAGATATTACTTGAATTCGTCCTAATGCTTTTCCTAGATTTTTGTTTGGGTGAGGACAAATATCGTTATAGTAAGACGCCCCATAACTAAATGCTATTTTCTTATATCCTAAATCTTTATATGTTTGATAACATTCCAATACTTCAGCATACGATTTTCCTTGTACTACTGCTATAAATGTTACTTTAGGATAGTTTTTCTGCCAATTAATCCATTTTTTAGCTGATACAATTGATTGGGTTTTGTCTTCCCAATAATCTGCTACAAAGAATTCTTGTGGTTTTAACCAATCTAACCAATAAAACAATCTATCTTCAGAATATGGTTGTCCTAACTCATGTAAACTGTTGTCCATCATTATATGACGACCTTTTGCTTTTGATCTAATAAAGAATTGTTTATATTCTTCATTTTCGTCCATTAAATGGGGTAAGCAGTAATCGTAATTGTTAAATTTTAAACTTTCCTCTAACAAACATAGAGGGACTTCATGTGATACTTTAATCATAACTTTTTTATTTAAATATACGTTTTAAGACTTAGTAATCCTAGTAAGTGATTATTTCATCGTCATCTTTTTTCTTTTTTCTAAAAACAGGAGGAACATAATTGTACCATGATTCAGTTGGGATCGGTGGTACTACTGTATCGTCAACTTTATGTTGTGTTACAATTGGTTTTACTTCAACTGGTTTCTCATTATATATAGCTAATTTATTAGGATTTTTTATTTGATTAAAAGCAAAGTTAGCAGCGATTACTAAACTTATAGCCAACGGATCAAATACAAATATAATGATCATTAAAAACCAATTGATAATTTTATCCATCGCTGTTCCAGTTAATTTAGCGATATATTTTAACGGACCTAACTCACCTGCTAACTCAGCATTTGATTCTTTGGCTAGTTTTTCTTCTGAAAGTACTAGCAATGTAGAATCTAAAATATTTACTTTATTAGTTAAAGTTTTTTCTTCACCTAAAGCAAATTCAAGTTGTTTTTCATATGATTTTCTATTTGCTGATGATGAAGTAGTTAAGATATTCCCTTGTTTGTCTTTATGGGTTTGAGTGTTGTTACCTAATGCTCCTCTTAATTGAGCAATACTTTGTTGAGTATTTTTTAGTTGTTGTAACGTAAATTCTTTACTTAATTCTTGTGTTTTAATTCTGTTGTCAACTAAAGCAATTTCCTTATCTACAACACCTGTTTTATTAGCTGTGTCTTGATACCCACTACTTAAGTATCCATAAATACCTGCTGATGTAATAATCATTAATGTAATTAAAGCAATTATAAGATATACTCTTAATGCTTTGTTTAGTTCTTTCCAATATTGATAAAGTAAAGATGCTACTACTAATTTTGCTACTTCAAGAGATGAAGCCATCCATATAACTGCTGTTTCTACTCCAGCAAATAATTTTGCTAAACCTGTAACGCTGTAATAAGCAGCTGCTGCACTAATTGATAGTGCAGATAGTGCTATTAGTATTGGTAAAAAATATTTTTTCATAATTTAAAATCTTTGATCTAGTCCTGGTACTACTATGACTCCTGAATCTTTGTCTCCTGCTGAATTTACTACTTTGTCTTGTGTAACTATTTTTATAAACATACCATTAATCCTTAATTCACCTCCTTGTTGGAGCATTTTTTTAAAGAAATTAATTTGAGCTTCACTCCATTGAGTACTTAACTCTATAATTTCTGGTTTTTCTACTACTTTTCCGTTTAGTGAAATAGTTGTTCCTTTTCTGATCGATTGAGGTTTTAATGCCATATTTTTATTTTATTATGCTTCACATGAAACACATTCTGATAATCTTTGTAAATTGTCTCCTCTTAATACACTTTCTGTTCTTAAGTAATATAATGTTTTAATACCTAATTTATGAGCTTCTTTATGTACTTGAGATATCCATTTTGGAGAATCATCTGGTGAAAAACATAAGTTTAATGATATTGCTTGATCAACATATTTTTGACGAATACCATTTTGACGAACGATTTCTAATTGATTAATTTCTTTAAATGTTAAGAATGTTTCTTTTTCTTCATCAGTTAAAACATAGTCAGGTAAACCTAAAATTGATCCTTGATCTTTTAAAATTTGATCCCAAATACTATCAATATTGTATCCTTTGCTTTTTAATAATTCTTCTAATATTTTGTTTCGTTTAATAAAAACACCTTTTGCTGTTTTTAAGTTATAAACATTAGCTGGAATAGGTTCAATTGATGGAGAAACACCTCCTGAAATATGAGCATTTGATACTGTTGGAGCTGGAGCTAAATGATGTGTGTGTCTTAATCCTGTACCCTTACACCATTCTGGTTCACCATATAATTCGGCTTGGTCTCTAGATGCTTTCTTTGTTTCTTGTTCCATAAAATCAAAGATCATTCTTGTATGAGCATTTGCTTGAATACCTACAAATGGAATACCTTTTGCTTGTAAAAACGTATGCCATCCTAAAACACCTAATCCAATTGCTCTACCTTTAGTAGCTGAACGAACTGTATTTTCGAAAAACTTAATATTTTTAGCTCTGTCAATAAATTCTTGTAATACACCTTCTAAAAACCAAGTTGATAGTTCAGGTAAAGTCATTCCATTTTCGAATTTGTAATCTTTCCATTCATCCCAACGAGCTAAATTTAATGAAGATAAACAACAAATAAATGAATGTAATTCGTCTGTGTATAAAGCAATTTCAGTGCAATTGTGTACTACTGCATTATTTGCGTAAAAATTTTGGTTGTCCTGTACTGTTACATCATATACCGGTTTTTTTGTTTGGAGTTTTGTTATTTTTAATCCCATATTTTAGTTTTCTTTATATTTCCATTTATAACCATAAATTGTTGGTCTTTTTCCTTTTGCACATTCTCCAATAGCGGATCCTGTTTTTTTACCTAAAAATTGTGCTGCTATAGTTTGTGATTCCCATTCTTTAATAAAATTATCATTTAAATCAAATTGCAGTACTGTTTTATTATTTTTTCCTATATTGTTTAGTCTAGCTTTTTCTCTAGATTCGATAGATTGTGTTTTTCCTTTCATTGGAGAAACTCTACCTTTATGCCCTTTTGGTTTACCTAAATGGGCTTTTCTTAGGTTTTCACTATGCCATTCAGGTTTCTTCCTTCCATACGGATACCCAACACCTTTTCTGTTTCTATTATAAAATAATTTAGAGGTAAAAGCACTATAATAATCTATATAATATTCTTCTAACTCTTTCATTACTTTAGGACAGTCTACTATAGCTAAAATTTCTCGTTTAAAATTTTCTTTACTATATTTTTTAAATGCTTGTTTAAGAGAAGTACCACTTCCTAAATATCCATCATTTAAATTTTTACAAACATGAGAACCTATATATTTTTTATAGTTTATTAAATTAGTTGTTATATAAACAATATATTTAAGATTTTTTTCGTTCGTGATATTTTTGTTTAAGTTTTTCATCTATTTTTTCTTTATTAGACCAGTAATATTTCTTACTATATTCTCGTTGTTTGAGAATACGTTCATTTTCTGTTTGGTATTTTTTGATACGTCCCATCGATTATAAATATTGTAGATCTAAGAAAAAATCTAAGAAGTTAATTGTTAGGTGTATATTCTTCCCATTCTCTAACTCTGCCTAAAACTATATGTCTTGAGTATAAATGATTTGTGTCAGGGTTAATTGCAAATTCAAATCGAGAATACATGTTGATTAAATTTTCATCATCATATGTTAGGACATTATTTTTAAATGATTCTGTAAGTTGATAATCATTAATGTTTTGTTTTGATAGAATAACTAGATTTTCCATAATTTATTTGTTTTTATTTTCCTGTGTATAAGATAGGGGTGTTAGGAGCAATAGAATTATAATCTGTAAATCCAGCCATAAATTGAGATAGTTTTATTTTAATTAAATTTAAGATTTTTTCTTTTTTTATATTAAGATATAAATCATCATATGCTTCTTCAATTTCAGGAAGAGTAGCTCCTGGTCTTTCATCATATTCTTTTTTAATTCCGTGATATGTGCTTATAACAATTCCATCACCACTTTCAGTTTGCATAATTAAATTATTTCCAGTCCATGGTTCTTTCCATTTATCATTGGGCAGTTTAATTTGAATACTTAACATTTCATTATCTTTTTTCCATATACCACCAAATGAGGCTCTAATATCTTTTGATGAAATTCCTAATTGTTGGGATATAATATCAATTAATGGTTTTAAAAATTCTTGAACAATATTATCATATACTTCTATCTCTTTCGGAGTTTCTGAGTAGGGATATTGTTGGGCTTTAGCAGATGATGTAGAAGTAGGTTTATTCCGCAATGTTATAGGTTCAGGAATATTTTTTTCACCTTTAGAATATCTTTCTAAATATTCTTTTTCCTCAGGTGTTAATGAATCTTTACCTTGAATTGTGATTTTATCTAATATTCTATCTACAGTTTCATTTTCTTTTAATATCTTAGATATTTCTTCTTTAATGAGTTGTTTTAATTCTAATGTTTTCATTTAATTGTGTTTTTAATTGGTTTGATTCATGATTATATATATTAACAAATTTATCAGTAGACTCAATTACATTTGTTTTATCTGTTAAAACATTATATTCTATTTCACCTACTATTGTATCTTCTACAACATTTAAAAACCATATTTTTTCCCATTCTTTTTGAATAAAAACTAATAGATCTTCTTTTTCATCAAATATACAAAAATAATCCCCTACCTCCAAATTTCTAGTAGACTGACTTTTAGGTAACCCTAAAAATGTACCCTTAGAGGTAGGAATTTTTTCTGTAATTGTTTCTTTAATAAACAAGTTCATCTTCTTCTGTTAAATGTTGTGCTTCAACCCAGCCACGTTTTTTTGTTAATATTTTATGTTCGGGTGTGCATTGTAATTTAAATCTGGTCACTTCATCCTCTATTTCTAATAATTCCGCCTCTGGGTTGGTCATACCAAAATTGGTGATTAGTTTATATTCTTTTTTAAGTGTGTCTTGGTTGTAACTTAAGATATAAACCTCTGGATTGGTTTGGAGAGTAAATTCAAGATCTTGTATTTCAATTTCTTTTAATTCATCTCCAATTTTGATATGAATTTTAGTATCACCTGTTACACATATGTTAGTC